AGGTGTGAACCTAATAGTGAAGCATGCTGATTAGCATCATCACTTGTTGTTTCATGTTTAGTTTCAGCAGGAGAAATTTACAAGATAATGGCTCTCCCAAGCCAAATATCCCGTTGCGACATTGTTTTAGGTTCAGCCGGACCTTTCCCTAAATAGGGACTTTGAGGGTTGCTCTGGCGAAGTTCATGTGTGATCCACACTCACTACTATAGTAGGCGCAAAAACTGTCGTAGAAAGTAGTAACTATACACACATGGTTGATTTTGGATTTACAATTGGACTGCACAACTTTAGCCCAGGTCTGCCATATGGCAGACTAAAGATTATCGGAAGCCTCCTTCCAACGTTCGACTAAATCGTCAAAAGTTGGTAGGGGTCTAACCAAGTATTGTTGTAGATCATGGTCAATAATCATTTGAGAGAACAAATCTCTCTTCTCCTCGAATACTCTTCTTCCATAGTTAAAATACTCTTGTAATGCACTATCAATGATTGCACACATCTGAACTTCATGTATGACAACTTTACTTCGCACGCACACAGTTAACATTTTCTCTATGGAGTCATGATTTAATGGACATAAGTAATCTTCTATCTCCTTATCCCACCTCCATGACCTCTTAAGAAATTCACATTTCTTTAAAGGTATGTATGGTATGGATTCGGCTTTCTTATCAGCCATAGTATAGATGATATCACACTCTCCCAATACCTCCGAAATAGAAGTATGGTTGAACCACTTACATCTACTATGGACTCCCATAATATTATCATCACCATATGTTAATAAGGCGACATTTTTCCGAAAATCATGTGCAGAATCATTTCCAGATAAGACAGCATAAGCATATCTCATATATAAACAATTCACCAAACCGTTAATAATCACGGTAAGAGGCCACCCTGATGGGTTAGAACCATAAAATTCCACCAAATCACCATTGAAATCAGTTAATGGAAACCTAACATCTGCACTTATACAATGTACAACTCGCAGGTCCTCATCTGTGTAATTTCCTGAAGCCTTCAATATATAAGATATAACATTAAAAGCTGCTTCCATTATTTGAGCACTCATTCGCTTATCAAAAGCTTTGAAATCCCCAGCAATCATACGCTTATCTCCAAATTGGGTCAAGAAATTTCTTAATTGGCCCCATTCCTTCGATTGACATATTGTTCCTGGGCATGATTCAAATATATACTTATTATTTTGAACAAGTCGAACAAAAGATAATAAATACATTCTAACAACTATGGAAAAATCTACAGGAGCAGAAGAAAATACTCTTGTTTTACCTTTTTCCCTTTTTGCATGGGAAACAGCCTCGTCCTTAAGACAAGCGTTATAAATAGGATTTGCACGCTTACCAGAAGCGTAAGTAGTTAAGATTTTATCTTTTCTACGATTAATTTCGT